CAACGCCGGACACGTCGTCAAAATGGCAAATGGAAGCATCGTACACAGCCCTACCGTCTTCCCCATGGCCTCGGGCATGGGTCTGATGGGTGAGGCGGGCCCGGAAGCGGTAGTTCCCCTGAAACGCACCGCTTCGGGAGATTTGGGGATTCAGGGTGGAGCGGGCGGCAGCGTTATCAACATCAACATTTCGGCGGCTGATGCTCAGAGCTTCTACGATATGTGCCGGCGCAACCCTGCGGCGATCACGGACCCCGTTGAAAGGGCCTTGCAGGGCAACCAGAGCATCCGCAGGACGATTATGAGGACGGCGAAGTAATGGCTAAATACCCGACAACCCCGGTCCCGTCTTACGAGCACGTTACCGAATCACGGTGGAAGACGGTTATCAGCATCTTTGACGACGGGAACGAGCAGCGCCGGCAGAAGTGGACCGCTCCTCAGTACGACGTAACCCTGCAATACAACGCCGTGCCCACGTCGCACATGAGCACGATATGGGGCTTTTTCGAGTCCCGCAAGGGCGCCTACGAGGCTTTCCACTACTACATCGGGGAAGCGTGGTCACAGAAATACGCGGTTGCGGGGGCCTATATCGCCGTTGCCAACGGGTCTGACACGGTGTTTACGCTCCCCTGCAAGGATTCCTGCGCCGTGGCGGTCTATAAGAACGGCTCGGTGCTGAGTACGACAACCTACGCCGTCAACACGACGGCAGGGACGGACGATGCGGACACCCTGAGTTTAGCCTTTACGCCATCCTCGGGCGATGTCCTGACGGCAGATTTCACGGGTTACCAGAAAGTTCGGTGCCGGTTCAAGGATGATACGTTGAGCCGGTCCCTTTTCGAGCCGGGGCTTTACAAAATGACGGTGGAGTTGAAAGGACTCCCGCCAGCGACATGAAAACGATTTCAACGGCCATTAACGCGCAACTGGAAGCGGAGCAATTCGTTTATTGCTACACCGTGGAAATCCGATTCGGGGCCGGGACGGTCTACTATACCGACGCGGACAGGGCGGTGCATTACAGTGACATTCGCTATTCTCCAATCCCGATCAGCTTTGCCGATATTGCCTACGCGGCGGCGCTCTCCGTCGATCAGGTCACAGTTGAATTTGGAAACGCAAATTTGACCATGAGCGCATACCTGTTAGGCGAGGACGCCCGCAACCGGACCATCATTATAAGCCACGCCGTGCTGAACTCGGCGGGCACCTGCCTGGGCCTGACAAATCTCTTTCAGGGCATTATCGGGGAATGGGAGATCACGGAGGACCGGGCGACGATTCGGGCGCTGAATGAGTTAGTGCTGTGGCGCAAGCGGCCTCTCAGGACGGCCTCGGCAACCTGCCCGTGGGTTTTCAAGGGCACGGAATGCGGCTACGCGGGCGCGGGCGCGTGGTGCGATCAGAGCTTTTCCCGGTGCGCGGAATTAGCGAATCAAGCCAATTTCGGGGGGTTCCGATTCCTACCGGCGCTCATGGAGAAACAGGTGTGGTGGGGGCGAGTGCCTCGATGATTTGGGCGAAACTGACAGCGCAGCTCGTAGGCAAGCCGTACAGGGCAGGGGCAACCGGCCCGGACGCCTACGATTGCATGGGACTTGTCATCAAGACGCAGCGCAAGATGGGCTGGAAGATGCCCAAGGAATTTGAGGGATGGACCCTTGAAACCTACGCACAACGGTTTGAGTCGGACCCCGAGGCGGGCCTTGCCGTCCTTGAGCGCCTTTTAGACGCATACTGTAGCAGGATCGACACACATTTCCTGAAAAGGGGCGATGTCCTCATTGTGAAAATAGGGGAGAACGGGCAGCGGATTCCGGGCGTGTATGCCGGTAAAAGGCAGTTTTTGACCGTCGTAAAGGACAGAAAAGTGCGGATTTACGGGGCAGACAAGTATTTCACCATCGAACAGGGGTGGCGGTATGGGCGTTGAAGCCATTTTCTTTGCCGTCATGTCGAGTCTGTTCAGCCTAGTGCAGATGCTAGGGGCGAACCAGAACGACCCCCTCAAGGCGCTGGAAGAGGCTACGCGCGGGCAGATGGTGGACAGTAAGGACAATCAGGACAACATCCCCCTGATTTACGGCCTGCAACGCGTCCCCGTGAACGTCTGCTACATGATAACGACGGGCACGAATAACAACGAATTGCATCTTGTCGGCATCATCGGAGAGGGTGAAATCAACGGCATCCATCAGGTCGGCGGGGTCGATCAGATTTGGCTCGATGATAAGCTTTATACCGAATACGGCTCCCTCGTATCGTATCAGGTCTACACGGGCACCTCGACGCAAAACGCGCACGCGGCCCTCGTAACGGCCACGGCGGGAATGTCCCCGGAAGATGTCTGGAACGACCCGCTTCGCAACACGGCATACATCTACATGAAACTCACCTACGACCAGAACAAATGGCAGGGATTGCCGAATATCACGGTTGAGGTGGAAGGGCTCAAGGTCTACGATACTAGGACAAGCACCACGGGATACAGCGCAAACCCCGCCCTGTGCGCCTACGATTTCATTACGCGAAGCTCTCGCCGGGGAGGCATGGGGATTGACACGGCCCGTGTCGTGACGGCCTCCGTGGACGATGCAGCCAACTTCTGTGACACGAAGGGCTGGACTCTCGGCCTTGTCCTGCGCGACGACTCGGCGGCAATCGACAATCTCAAGCAGATTATTGATACCTACCGGGGCGATGTCATCTATTCCGAAACCCAATTCAAATTGCTTTACCGGGATTGGGATTCCGAGTCCGTCGTGATGAACCTCGGGGAATCGGACATCGTAGAAGCGGGCGGGGTATCGTCACTGAAAATATCTCAGCCGTCCGTATTCGACACGCCCAACGCCGTCCGCGTGAAGTTCTGCAATACGGATAACAAATTCATTGTTGACGATTACGTTGTCTCCGATTCAACGTCCATTACCGCCGACGGGGATTTCCGAGAGGAAACGGTGCAACTGCTTGGCATTACGGACTACAAGCACGCCATGCAGATGGGAAATTATCACCTTGAGCGGTTCCGCGTCAATAAGGCGATCAATTTTACGGGGCATTCCCGCTGCCTCGCCCTGGAACCTCACGACCTCGTAACCATGACACACACGTTCCCCGGATGGTCGAGCAAGGTTTTCAGGGTGAATGCCGTCACGGTAACGCCTGCGATGGAGGTTGCCATATCGGCAGTTGAGGAGTCGAGCGCCTTTTACAACGATGTATTAGACATTGCATCGCACAACTATCACGACACGACCCTTCCCGACCCCACGGCGACGGTCCCCAATGTCATCAACGTCACGATATCCGAGGAGACGTACTATTGGGCGAACCGGACCTATACGCGACTGCTGATCAATTTCGACCCGCCAGCGGCAGCGGATTATCCCTGGTGGGACCATGCCGAAATCTGGGTGAGCCTGGATAGCGGGGCAACCTATAAAAACATCGGCACGGCAACGGGCGATTTCCAGATCGACCTCGTCGAGGAGGGGCAGACCTACACCGTCAAGATCGTGAGCGTGAACATCTGGGGCGGCAAGGAGACATTTGCGTCGGCGTACTCTGCGGCGCATGTCGTGTCGGGCAAAACCACCGCTCCGTCGGCACCGGCAGCAATCAGCGTCGTTGCGGCGGGTGATACCGTAACCATCTTGACGGACGACATCACGGATCCCGATGTCGAGGGCTATGAAGTCCGCCTGGGAGACACCTGGGAAGGCGGCATCTATATCGGGACGTTCAAGAGCGCCCAGATCCGCCTGAGCGGGTTCAAGCCCGGCTCGTTCACCTTCTGGTTAGCCCCGCGGGACAACCGGGGTCGCTACAGCGACACAAAGCGCAGCGGGTCCGTTACGGTGTTCAGGCCTGCAGGATATACGGCGAGAGAAACGACATGGAACTGGGATTTTTCAGTCGGTTCACATAGCAATACCACCAACAGCACATATGCGTCTACGGCGGTTTTAAAGTGCACCCACGATGCAGACGTGCTAACCGGGACGTGGGTATCTCCTATCTACGACCTGTCGAG